GCTTCTCGATGTTGGTAGAGGCCCGCCATCCCAAGGAATGGAGAAAACCTGTTTTTCTGGACACTGACCACATAGCATGGGTGCGAGTCGTCAACCTCCTCGCCGTTCTGCCTTGCCGCCGCCTTCTCGACGTTCATCCAGGCCATGAGCACCACAGAGCTGGCGTTGACCAGATGACTCGACCCGATCAGACTGTCACGGGTAGGCACCTTGCCCTCGCCCTCCGGCCCTGGCTTCCGGCAGTGGTGGACCACAACCACGGCTATGTCGTAAGACCTCGCCACGGTGCCCAGCTTTGCCATGAACCGCTTCTCCTGCTCAAGGTCGCTGAGGTCAACCATCATCAGACAGTCCAGCACGAACATGTCGCAGCCGAGCAGCACCTTTGCGTCTATGATGAGCTGTATTGCCTCATCACCAGACAGGGTGTCTGCGTGGTCCACGATGAACATGCGTTGGTCCAGCCAGCGACCGAAGCGGTGCAGATAATCGTTGTGCATGTCACCGCCCTTGCAGGCTGACTGGCTGGCCAGCATGCTGAATAGGTAGTCGCCTGTCAGTTCCAGCGACGCCATACAGACCTTGTGGCCTTCATTACATGCGTTCAGGGCTATCTGATTAACCAGTGTGCTTTTTTGGTGGCCCGAATAGCCGCCGATCAAAGTAACCCCGTCCTTGGGCAGCTCCACCCCTGCGAGCTTCGACCACGGCAACGCGATTCCCCGCTTTGGGTTGTCGCGCCGCTCAATGGCCTTCTCGACTAGCTGGCTGGGGTCGACGAACTTGTTAAGGCCGAGATGGGTGAGCATCTCTAGTTCGTCAATCATCGCTGAAGTCCAACTCCTCTTGCTCTTCGTCTCGGTGGCCGTCTAGCACCGCAACACAGAGGTCGTATACCTCCTCGTTAGAGAGCGCCTCCGTGCTGTAACCGAGGTCGCACAAGAACGTCAGCATGTCAGCAATGCTTGCGTCCTCTAGGTTACTCAGTGAAATCTGACTGAGACTTGTCATAGCTCTGCTCCCTGCGTTTGCGATTCAGAAACTGCTTATCTGGATCGGCCTTGATGTGGATTAGCTTGGTTGAGCGGGGAGCGTCGATGTGCACCTGCGGGCGCTTGCCCAGTCCCATGACGGTGATGATGATGTCGTCACCGATCAGCACCTTGTCGCCCTTCTCGAGCATTAGCTTTAGTCCCATCTCAAACCTCCTTGTGCTTGTGTTTATCTCCGCGCACGCTCTTGCTAACGCGCTTGCGGTCCTTGTGCGTAGACGCACGGTGTGGCGAGTGCTTCGCCACGAGGTTGTTAATCTTCATGTCCTTCTCCTTAGCCATGGCCACGGTCTTCCGTGTTATCACGCCAAATGTCATAACGACGGACCTCCGCACGACGGGCCCGGATCTCTCGGGCAAAATCGCCGTAACGCTCGGCGTCGTAATAACCACCAAACTGCTCGTCCCACTGACGCAGGCGCTCAAGCTCCAAGAGGAGCGTGTCGAACTGACAGTCCCACTCATAGAACTCCATAAACTCCTGCATACCGGCCAGCAGATACCACGCAGCGTGCTGGCTTAACTCAAACGGACGGGCGTCGCTGTTGCTCTCAACCCGACCCAAAGCAGTCATTGCGTACATATCTCTCTCCTTAGATTTTGTTTGCGTTAATGAAGCCCTCCACCGTTAGGTCAGAGGACGAGGCGCTGTCCCAAAAGTCCTGAATGTCGTCAAGAGACTCGAAGCAGGAGCCGTCAAGGCGACCAGTGGCCTCAAGGATCAGCGCCGCATAGGGCTCGCCAGCACTGCCAGCAACGGCAGAGCGGACAAGCCGGTCGACGTTGAGATCACTCACAGGCGTCTCCCCCGTACTCGTAGGGGTCGTCGCCGTTTACGCGGTGGAAGCTGAAGGACCGAAAGATCTCGTCTAGCGGGACCTCCTCGGCATCAGCAGTGATTGATGCGTAGTCAGCGCCATCAAAGTCGTCATAGTTGACGTCATAGTCAGCCTCAAGAACATCTGTGACTGAACCGTAATCAGGATCGTAAGTCATATTTCTCTCCTCGCTCATACCTTAGGAGGGATCTGGAGTGGAATGAGCAAATAGATGTAAATCAGTTAGTTAGGGATGCCCCGTTCTGTTGCCAAGTGGGGCTGACTCCGATCAATCAGGGCCTCTGCCATTGCAGGCAGAGGGGCCGAGGCTCTCGCTACCCAGTGATGTCGCTATTGCGAACACCACGCTGGGCGAGCTGACGCTCAAACGGCGACCGACCGGGCAGGTAGCCGTCACAGCCAACAACGGGCGATGGCCTAAGCTCATCGTCGCGTCGCGGGCTGCCACGGTCCGGTTTCGGACGGGTCGGCACAGCGAGAGGACCGCCACCGGCGTCTGCAGACGCACACGGGATACCAAGGTCACCCAGGTAACGCTGGGGCTTTGGCACCGCATAGGTCACAGGCTCAAGCTCCGGGCTCTCCTCGATGTAAGGATTGGCCGGATACGGTTCGGGCAGGCCACGCTGACGGGCGCGAATGTTCGCGGCCTTCTGCGCTTTTGTCCGACGCCGCAGCTTGGGCTTTACAACCTTCTGCTCTGACGTCAGCGGCAACACAGAGGCTCGCTGCCTGTCAGCAATCGCCGCCTCGGTAGGGGTGGCAATAAAACTGAGCATGAGCAGGTCCCAAGCGTTGTCCGCGTCCTCGTCGATGTCGTGCAGACCATCATCGAGGTCGATCTCGAAGTCAGCGGCATGGATAAAACGAGTATCCGAGCCCCGCGCGGTGACCGGGGAATTGGTCATTCGCGCTGAGGGAGCGGGCTCGTTCACCAACGCATCAAGGCGTTTGTGCTTGCCTTTGATGTGCTTGATGTCCTTGCTCGCGTCGTCCCAGTTACGGATCGGGTCGATCACACCGAGGCCCTCGGCCTCAAGACGAGTATTCCACTCGTCGAACAGATCAGTCATACATACCTCCTATGGGTTTTGACTGTTTCGTTAAAGATGACTGACTCAGGCCACAATTTCGGCGTCCCACAGCTTGTCAGCCATAAGCTCGTTCATGGCTGCGTCGTTGTGGATGACATACTCAATGCCGCCGCCAACCATTTTGTTGTGGTTGCCGTCTTTATTGATCATGCCAACGTGCGCCTTGTTGAGGTCGCTGGTCAGGTAGACAGCAACAAGATCGTCGCCATAGTTGCGGGCAACGTTCTTGTCAGCAGTCAGGTGAAAGCCCATTTTCAGGGCACCGCCGCCAACGAGAGCGTCGACGACAGCGTCACCACGGTTGGTGCCGTGGTACAAAGTAACGGTGTTCATAATCGCCTCCTTTGGCGTTCAGTTAAAGATGACTGAGCAACTACAAAAAAACAGCGTTTCGTAAGGTCACTCATTCAGGACGGGCTACCAATGCCCGCCGACGCTGAGAGCACCTAATGGTGTCGAACCAGTCTCGGTTCTTCCCGTGGCGTATCTGGACGCCGCTCAGTGGCGGGCTTCAGGTTTCGGCCTTGGGAGCTATCGGCGTCGTTCTAGCCTTCAGTAACTCTCCTTTCAGTGCTCCGTGTTGCCAGCGGAGCATTTTTCGGTCTATCCCTCGTCGGGGCCGTGCCAGATTCGAAGCTCTGGGAGCTTTGGTTGTTGGCGTGTTTCCCTTGCCAACGAGTACATATTAAGTCATCCATGACTGATGTACTTGACAGAATACGCCAATGATTTGGCCGTTTCCGCCAAGCCACCGTCATATATAGCTAAATGGTGTACAGGCTATATAACGCCCCATCAGGGGCGTTTATTCCCTAAGGCGTCCAATATTTGACTAGCAACAAGCAAAGCACCCCTTTATCCCCCTGTCTATACCTTAGGAGGAATCTGGAGTGAAATGGAGTTTTGTAGTTAAATCAGTTGCTTAGGAGTGGGGGAAATTACGCTGCCTCTGGTGCTGCCAGGGAGTCTATATATGCCTCGGCACGCTCACGGTCCTCCATGGACAGCTTGGCGTACCTATCGATCAGCCTGGGTAGCCTGCGGCTCATCAAGACGTTTGTAGGCAGGTGGGGCGTCACAAGCGACGTAGGGCTCACTAGGAGCGCCTTAGAGATCTTTTCTAGGTTATCGATACGGCACTGGTGGGTGCCCTGAATCATCGTATATATGGTCTTCTGTGGCATCCCTGAGCGGTTTGCGAGTTCGTTAGACGATAGGTCGTGTTCTTTACATATCCGTTGCAGGTTACCAGCTACGATTTCGGCCAGCTCCATGATTAATCTCCAGTTGTACGTACATGTAGCGTATAGTAATGCTACACAACACGTAATGCAAGTGATTTAGTGGTTGATTACTGGCTGATGTTTTGTATTATTGTAACATAATTTTAATGCTCTGGGAGGCAGCAATGGCGGTAGGTGAGGTAAAGAAGCAGGGAATTTACCAGTGGGGTGTGTACATTTCAGGGCACTGCTATGGCACATTTGGCGCATTACTGGATGCGAACTGCTTCGCGCTGCAGATGATCGACCGTGGTATGTGCTGCGAGGTGAGGCTCTATAGTGGCGAAATCATTAAGGAATACGCCTCTTCAGCCCTCAGAAGTGTGGCATAGTGCACATTTAGGAAAGGATAACTAAGAAAGTTCTTGACTTTTAGTTAATTTCATGCTATACTCGAAGTGAGTACTACGCGAAAATGACTTCACCTAGTCAGTAAGGCCCATCAGGGCCGAACACGGTCTGGTAAGCCAGACTAATTACCGTATCCACAAAAGCCCCTAATTCTATCTGGAGGACTCAGATGGCGTCTCCACAGCGTCAGTCTCGTATCTATGCCATTCGTGAGCACATGAAGTCTCACATCCTAATGCTCACAGAGGAGCTGAACCTCTTCTTCGACAACCCAGTAGGCGTTGCAGGGCATCCAGACTACTTCAAGTCCATCGAGGATAAGGTCTGCGAACTCGCAGAGTATCAGGGAGCACTGGACGTGCTCGACACTCATTTCAAGGAGGATTGATATGTTGTTCTATCGATACACATCACGACCCGCACGAGTCGGCGCAATGCTGGCTTATACACTTAGCGACTATCTGCGCAGCATCAACGTTGACCTGTCCAAGGTTGAGGAGAGTCTAGCCGACAAGGTGGAAGCTCTTACGACTAAGGTCGACGAGCTTCAAGAGCGACTCGAGGCCTATGACGAGTCCATCGAAGAGGCTACCAACGCTAAGGCTAAGCAAAGAAGCAAAGCTTCTTCAACCAGCTCCGCTGGGCGTAAGGCAAAGCCACGAGCTAAGAAGTGATGGATCAGTGGCCTAACGACCGCATCGAGTGGTCAATCACCATCGCACTGTTCGTCGTCGTTGCCATGACCTGGTGGATCATATTGTCTTAATGAATGAAATCTACGATTTCACGAGAAGCCGAAGGCTTCGTGGAGGCTCTTGGACTGCGAGAAGCAGATCTGCCCTGACCTAGTCGGGGCCACCGTGATAGAGCACCGAGTAACAAACCCAGAAAATCACTGTGACAGATTCGTGACAGTGCCCGCAGCAGGCCTAGATGGCTGCGCCTCGCTGAACCTGACCACAGGGATCTGCACCATATACAGGGACCGAAGGTCCGGTAAGGCCACCAAGAACCACGAGTGGAGCCACTGCATGGGCTGGCACCACACATGGGACCCACAGAGGCGACGGTATGAGTGGTTCCCTATGGACGAGGTCCGAAAATACAACTTTCTAAAGGATAAATCGCATGGAAGCTAAGAGTGTCTTACTAATCACTGCAGAGCATTGCTCATATGCACTTTGTGCATTCCTGATCGCCCCCGTTGCGCTCGCGGACGTCTATATCACGTACGACGACGGCTCACAGTACACCCTTGGCGAGAATGAGTCCGTCTACGTGTCCAAGCGGCAGGTCTTTGAGAAGCGTACACCACTGAATGGCGATGTGAACTTCGTTAAGCAGCGCCCATTTACTGGCCGCGACTACGAGGAGCCCGTGGTGTTCACCCCAGCAGGCCAGGTCGGATCACACGAGTGGTGCCTAGACTTCGAGCCGTGGGCCAACGGGCTGACCTTTGATCAGGTGAGCTGGAACTATGCCTGTGACGTTGACGGTAACAACGTTTACGGCTGTGGCGACACGCAGTTCGATGAGTCCGATGACGGGGCTGTATGCAATCCCTAATAATCCTGGCTGTCTGCCTATCCCTAGCCTCCTGCTCGGCCCTGCCACTGAATGGGGCGGTGCTTGAGCGTGTCGTAGAGGGCGGAAGCTCCACGACTACCCAGACTGGCTCGGCATGCCAGTGCACAGCAAGCTGCGGTGTGTCCCGATGAAACTCTCTGGCGACTGGTTCGAGGCGGTGGCAATAGGTGTCGCAGTGGTGGGTGTGTGTGGTGGGCTTCTTGCCCTGTACTACCTGGGCAGCCAGGTATAGATATTCTCAATAGTTATAAGGGTTTGCGTAGTCATAGCAGTTAATCACTAACAATAGATATAAGCATGAGGAATGGATGCCCTATGTATGTATACATCATCAGTAATGAAGCCTTTGATGGGTGGCTTAAGGTAGGTAAGACCAAGGACATCAAGCGTCGCATGACGACTATGCAGA